TATGGTCTATAAATTTCAAGGCTATCTTGAACAACAATGTCTGCGCCTGCTCCACTTTCGGCTTCATAGATTGTAAGGGTATAAGATCCATCATATTTTACGTAGTCGTCATCTAAAACATAAGATACTTTTTTGTTGGCATTTGAGGTAACTTCTTCTTCAATTTCTGTAAAATCTGGGCTTTCAATAACTAATAAGTAATCAGCATAGGCACTTGGAACATCATAGGTGATAGTGATTGGGTATGGCGGAAGTCTCAGTACTTGCATTATTTAATACCATAGTGCTTTGCAAGTTCTAAAGCGCTGGCCTCTCTAACTGATTTGTGTTGTAAATAAATATCAATAAATTCTGTTTTAACAATATTATAGCCTTGATCTATGTGTCCATACTTATCAAAATGAAGATTTTTATCAGAGTAAATTACTGCCTGACTATTTTGTTCTTTAACTTCAACAACCTTTTCTGGTGTTGTTTTTTTTACAGTTGACATTTTACTCCTTTGTTATTATTATATCAGATTTAATTAAAAAGGGCAGAGAACGAATCCCCTGCCCTAGATAATTGCTTAATGATTAGGAAGCAGCAATGTCCTTGTAGGCAATTGCATCTTCTTCTTCAATTTGAACACCAAAACGTACAAATACGGTGTATTCAATTGTATCTTTCTTTGGAACATATTGACGATTGACGGTAATATCCCGTTGGAATCCCCAAATACGGTTCTGTGGGAAAGTAAGATCGACATAATCTGCTGGGTAGTAAGGAACTTCCATTACGTCAACGCCAAGTACACGAGTGGTACGGGCTCCTCCGAATGTTTGTCCTACGCCATCAAGATAGTCTTGACGATTTGCTTGTGTGCTACCGTTACGGCTTGAGAAAGCCTCAGAAATAGCATCTGCAAGAGTACCGTTGTTACGTACGATGCTTTGGAAAACATCTGTACCTGCATAGAACTTAAGATTGTTCTTAAGTGCACGATACTTACGTGGCATTGCATTGATAATGCCTTGCATAACTGGAGTTGTCCAGTTATCGCTTGTAACTGCTGGAAGAACTGAATCGTGTGCATCTCCATTAGTTGTGATTTTGTTAACAAAACCATCCATAATAGAAAGGAATGATCCTGTTGAACCATCTCCGTTAATAGCCAAGTCTTCGATATCATTACCGAATGCGTTGGTCATCAAACGAACAAGATGATCTTCAAGAGCAGCCCCTTCAATATTATCTTCTAGACCTTCTGATGTAACTTCCCAATCAAGACGAATCTTTTTGGTTGTCAATTCTACTTTAGAAAAAGTAGCACCAGCGTTTGTATATGCACCACTGCCTTGAGCAGCAGCACGAATTACACGCTCACCAACGTTAACTTTTTCAAGTTCCATTGTATTTGCTCGCATTGTAACTCTACGTCCGTCTTTTGCAAGAACAGTTGCATCCCAAACATAGTCAATAAATTGACGAGCCTGTTCAGGTCGTAGAATTCCACTACCTGCTGCACCCGAAGGATTTACAGCGTTTGGTCCGGATGTGACTCCAGAAAGAGCAGTAGGAATATTTCCTAAAATTCCTGATGCTGGAGTTGCTACTCCACCAATTCCACCGGAGGCAAATCCACCCTCAGCGTTATAAGCGCCTGGTACGGAAACTCCTGGTTGATTTTTAATGATTTCTTCTGACATATTGTTCACCTCCAAGTGAATTTCTACTTAAACAGGTCGGAGTCTGTGAGGAACCGTCCGCCCCATATTGATTTTTGAACCATCTCTGGTTCCTGAACAATCTCACCGAGATCGCCAGACTTGCGGAAAGCGGTGTCTTGCTCTACAGCATCCACTCTCTTTCCAAATTCATTGTAAGAATCCTTAACTTCTTTAACCTCACCGGAAATGTTTTGGATTGACTTACTTAGATCAGCAATTTGAGCCTGTAGGCTTAATACAGTCTCTTCATTTAATGATTTAACCATTGCTGTTAGATCGCCAAAGGCATTAGCAAGAGTATTCTTGATTTCAGCAATTGCTTCAACTGCAGTGTCATCAGATTTAGCGATCTCTTCTGTTTTTTCAACAGTCTCGACAACTTCTTCTGATTTAACAATCTCAGTTTCAACAACTGCCTCATTTGTTTCAACTGCAACAGTTTCTGCAACTTCAGCATCTACGCTTTTAGTTACAACTGTCTCAGTTGCCTCTGGTACGACCTCAACATTATCAACAACGTTTGTTGTCTCTTCTGTCATAGGACTTACCTCCTTTTGCATCTTAATTGCACTAATGCCTTTTGCACTATCAACTAAGAACTTTATCATTTTATCTTTGTCTGTATCAGACTTTTCAACAAAACCTATATTTTTCATTTGACTTCCACTTGTAGGACTTAATTCAAAATCATTATCTGAAATCATAATTAGTCCAGATTCTTTATCCCAAAAAACATTTTCTACGGCTAGATCGGCGATGTCGCCTTTCATAACGTTTATTCCATCAACTTTTTCAATTGACACAACACTAGCAAATTGATTTGCTGGGCTATCAACAAGAGATAGTTCAAATAAATCATAATCTTTAATAATTCTAATTGGACGATCTACCTTTTCATCATATCCATCATCCCATTTATTCATAATTCCACCGATTGAAAATCCAGAAAGGGTGCCATCTAAAACCTTTTCCCAAGTGTTTTGCGCTCCTTTTGAAACGTAAGCAGAAACAAAAACTCCTGAGTAAAACTTTTTTGAGTCGGCATCAAAGTACTTATCTTCTTTAAATGAAACCATCTTGCCAACTGCAGATGGTTGATGCATTTCTCTTATATTTCCTTTAAAAGCAGCAAATGCTTTTATGCTTGCATCGCTTGTTACAATGTCATTTTGTTTGTCTAAATTATCAAGAGTTGCAAATCCCGAAACAATTCTGCGCTCTTGATCAATCTTTGAGATTGGCATAGACAATCTAAGATTGTTGCCATCCGATTTCCAATGCGCTTTATTAATGATATCCATATCCTTACTATTATACCAACTATTTTAATACTTTTTATTAATTAGAAGATCTGCCTTCGCCTTGTGCATTTCTTCCAGCAATTGTGGATGGGCTATCAGAATTATTGTTTGCTCTTTGGGAATCTCTTTCTCTATTCCCTGCTAAGTTTGCTCTAGCATCTGTTTCTTGTCTTGGACTCATTTCAAATGGGATATCTCCATCTTTAATTTGTGGCAATCCAAGTTTCTCTCTTGCTTCATTTGGCATCATTACTTGGGTCTTAACATACCGTTCAAGAATTTGAGACTGAGAAATTTCATCAGTAAGCGTAAGTTCGTTAAATTTAAGTTCAAGAATGTCGGTTTTTTCACGAATAATTTTGTTAATTAGTTTTGATATTTCATTCTGTGCTGGACGAGAAACCTGTTCTTTAAATGTGCGATCCTGTGCAAGTGCGTTGGCAATTGACCCAGAATCTCCTCCACCCAATTTAGACAATGGAACCTGATGGGCCACTAGAATATCGTTTCTGTTTTGAAGTCTATATTCTTTAAAAGATCCTTCTTGAACGCCATTTTCAATTGGCTTCATGTCAAACTCAACTTTACTATTTTCAGTATCTCCTGGAAGCGGAATATACAAAGTTCTGTGAGACTGACCTTTTAATCCAGTTTGTAAAAATCTAAACATTTTGTCTTCTGCATCTGCACTTAACTTAGCGCCTTTAAGTGTAATGATATATCTTGGCACTGCCTTGTTCTCAAAGTAATCAATATTGTAGTTTGATGCAAGTTGATCACCAATAAGTGAAGCAAGGGCTGAAATAATATCTGGAACTCCATAATAAGTATTTAATGGAGAGTATTGCTTAAAATGAATAACCTCATTTGGTCTCGTATCTGTTGTTACAGGGTTTTGATTCTTTGCCCCAAAATTTCTAAAGTATGTAACTGATGGCTGAATAATCTGAACATATCCGTCATTTAATCTGCGAACACGCATTGTTGTTGATGGAATATGACCAATGTAACCAATCTCTCCTGTTACTTTACGACCAATTTCCATGTATCCATTTCCAGTTGCCTGCACATCTACATAAATCTTTTCCATAATTTTTGTAAAACTGTCGTCATCGTTAAGGGTTTCTAACCAATCACGCATTTCAATCTTTGCTCTTTCAATTCTTTTACGAGCACGACCAAGAGAATTTTCATCCTCAACGTTTTCAAGTTTTAGCATGGTACGTGAAGAAACAACAAAATCATAGCCAAGACCAACGACGTTTTCTACTTTAGCGTCGATAGCAGCATGGTTTGCAAAAGATGTATCGTAATAGTTTGCTAATTCATAAAGGTTATAGGGGGGTGTAATTACATCAAAAAGCCCATAACCATTTCTAACTGCTGTTCCTGGATTGATGGCTTTTGATTTTGTGTTATCTGTACCAGACTGAACTGCATTTGCGCTATCTAAATATGCGGAAGTTGGATCTACTGCCTTGCCAAGAGTACGAGCAGTGCGCCTTTTAAAATTTTGATCAAGATTGTTTAAATTTTTAATAAAATCCCAGTTTTTATTAAAAGGATCGTTCTTTTTAAATTCATCCTCTTTGTCTGCAAGATTATCAATACTTGCTCCAAGATAGTACTCTTCTTCATCAATCATCGGAACCATGCTCCTTTATTGTTTGCTGTGCTGCATGAACTGCGCCCAAATCATTCATATTGGGAATAAGTCCTTCTTTCATTCTGGCAATCTGCTCAGAGTATTCCATCTCACTTACACGATTTACGCCAGGATGAAAAACTGGTTTTCCTTCTGGCTGACCCCAATATTCTGCTGCTTTGCGTAATTCCATGATCTTTTCAAGATCACCTTTACGTGCAGGAATGTTTAAAAGGTTTCCGTGACCATCTCCAAAAACCTTGCCATTGGGTTTTTCCCAAAAATATAAACCCCAATCATAGTTTTTTTCAATAAGTTTTATCTTAGACTTACCAACTTCTCCTGGTTTTTTCTCTCTCATAACCATTAGTATACCATATTATGCTACAGTTGATGTAGAACTTGTCCAAATTGTATCTTTAAATACCTTTAAATAGTCAGTCTCTATATAAATACCTTCATCGTCATCTATAATATATTTATTTGTTCCAACATAGTTTTTATATACTTCTCCAGCATTAACGATATACCGGCTATTTCTGCTTTTAATTAAAACGTTATTCCAATCTGAATCATCCCAGTAGTTCCAATTTTGGTCGTTTATTTCTCCCCACGTTCTAAACAAAATTTGCTGCTCAAGTTGTGAATTAGTACCTTTATAAAAAGATATGTTGTTAAAAGTCATTAGATGTTTTAAATTTATTTTTCCATTATAAGAGTTTAAATTAAAGTTAACTGGGAATGATATACCTAAAACAGTCCATCTTTGAATTGATATAGTTGGCTCTGTTACATAAAGTCCATCTAGGTAATAATATAGTTCTGTAAATAATGTACTATTAGATTTTCTTTTAGCAAAAATAGTTGCTCTATCTGCATTTGATGAATTAGCCTGAATATAAAACTCAATGGTGTCATTTGCGTATTCTATTTCAAATATTAAAACTGGGTTTTGAGGAAATGCCCATAGGTCTGACCTGATAAACATTTGAATAGCACTTAGAGAATACTTAATGTCTAAACTTGGATTAATGTCAATACTCAACCCACGATTTAAATTGTTTAGTCCATCTCTTAATTCAATCCCGCTTTTTCTTGTAAGGTATAGGTATGGAACGCTTTCTTTGTCAATAACATATGGATTAACTCCTTTATAATCAGGGATACCACTTGCTAACTTGTATGGAACCAAGTCTATTGCATATCTACTTTTTATTGGATTTGAATCATTTGCATTTAAACTTTTTGCTGCAAATTCTATTTTTCTTAAAGAAAGTTTATTATGTAATATACCAAATACTTTAAACCTAATAGAATAAACCATTGATATAGTGTTAAAATCAATATCTTTTGATGGATAGATTAAATAATTATCAACAATCTCAAACCTTTCACTCTGCCAATCTGCCTCAGTATTTAAATTTAATATTCTTTTCTTAATTGCTGGATTTGTTGTTGCATAGTCTGCGTCTGCTTGCGTAATGCCTTGAGAAATATCTTGAAAAGTAACATATACTCTTACGTTTGAATTGTTAGTATTTAATGAATCAGAATTGTCTACCCAATAGGTGTCTCCCTCTTCTTTTACTTCAGATGGTGCTGGATAGTCAATATTAAACTGAATAAAATCAATATCTGTTATAGTCTCTTCATCTTCATCTAAAACATCTTTTGCAAGTACTGATAATGGAATGTAGTCTTCCCAGTAACCAAAAACTGAAATATCAATAAAAAACTTTCCATAATCTTCAAAAGAAAATAGAGTATAACTAGAAACATGATCAATAATAGAGTTTGAAAAATTAAAAGTACCGTCATCATAAAAGTATGAGTCTAAAGTAAAAGATGTATGTTTATATGTGTTAATTCCAACGCTATATATATTTCCAGTAAACATATTTTCTTTGTTTGGTTGGCTTCCAATGTATAATTTTAATAATCCTGGATTTGCAAAAAATTGAGCAAGACCACCTGTTGTATTGTTTGCAACTAGTTTTGAAATTTGAATTCCGGCAGTAAAAATTCCAACGGGACAAGTATGCGATCTAATCGTAGTTGAAACTCCAGCATAAGTAAAAACATAGTTTAGTAGAGTAGATTCTTTTTTGATGGCAAAACTGTTTACTCCGTCTGTTATGTACAAGAACATAGCATCTTGATTTTCTGTTAATTTAAATGTTCCAACAATAGAATCTATAGCGTTTGAAATAAATGAAAGACTTTCAAAATATATATAAGAATCAGTTCCCCAAGTTCCAGATGGCTTCAAACTAAAAAATTTAGATCCTGTAGTTTGAATTAATTTATTGGCAGCCTCTAGTTCGGTTATGGTTTTATTGTCAGATAGAATAAAATTAGGCAATTCATAGTCCGGAGTTTTAAGTGTTGATATTCCAGGAATTAAATTATCCTCAATTCCAGAATCCCAAGATCTTGTAGTTGGATATGTTATGTTATTGCTATATTCTGCAAATGGATAGTCTATTTCTACTGTTGATCCACCATAATAATTATCTATAATTTCTGGTGTTGTTGGAATACCCTGACCTAAAATATAATGAAATTTTCCTGCATTTGTTGAAATAGAATATGGATATAAAGAAATACAATCAATCTTAATTTGATCCACATATGTTTCATATGCATAGAAAGCAATCCAGTCATTGCTTTTACTTGTCTGTATTTCGTCGTATTGTGAAGGAAGATTAATTAATGAGGTGTCAATTACCAAAGATCCAACTTCTTCACCATTAACAAAAAGCATTGCTTTGTTTTTAATAAGTTTAATATGAACAAGCATTGGTCTATACCATTCACCAACAAAATGTGAAACAAAATCTCCATCAATTACTAAAGTTAAGAAACAATCTTTTACATACAATCCATCTGTTGATGCTATTGGTCCTAAAATTCTTTTTGCATCTGTTGTATTTACATCTGCCTGTAACCAAAATTCTAAAGTATAATCGTTGTATCTGCCAAATTCATTTAAAAATCCATAGCCTGGAAAAATAAAAGATGGTTGGGTGTTTGTAATTAAGTCTGTTTCATCTACAAAATAATTAACATCTGTCCAAGAATCTTCTTCATTTTTCCAGTAAGACCAACTTTCTTCAGCAACCTGTTCCCAAGTTCTATAATCAACTATTTCTGAGTGTGGGATTAATTGAACTGCTCTGTCTGATCCATAAACAAGCGGTACACCAAAATTTTTACCACTCAATGCATTATTGTCAACAACATAGTATCCACTGTTTGCATTAAGACCATAAGCATTTGCCTCAACTACTCCGTCTAAAGATAAATTAATAGTTGCTGGACTTGAAAGTTTTGTTTGACCTAATGATGTTGCATTAAACTCTTCACTGTGTTGACCTGCAGTAATTCCATTAAAATGAATATTATAGGCTGCAATATCTGCTCCTCCTGGAGAAGAAACAACTTTTATAACAAATTTAAATTCTTTGTCAAGGTCTGGAAAAGTAAATGTTGCTGAAATTGGAGTCCAAACCTCTGATTCAATAATTGTAAAATCTTTAAACTCTGATCCTCCATCATACTCATATCCAATAGATATTGAAACAATATTTGCACTTTCTGTATAGTAGTATGTGCTTAAAGCAAAGGTTTGTAGTGTAGGATTTAAAGATTGAAAATTTACTAGGTTTGCACTTTTTATATAAGATGTTGTGTTTGACCCAGAAGGAAGCGTAGACCTAAAGACTTTACGATAACTATCTGGAAATGGTTGAATTTGGTTTTCCCCATTAAAAACTGGAGTTGATCCAGAAATAACTGTTCCTTCTGTTTTAGTCCAAGTATTAATATCCCTTTGTGCTTCTGATATTAAAGATATGTAGTCTGCGGAATCATCTAGTGGCCAAATTGCAAGCGGATGCTCAGCAAAAATTTTCTCGGCATATAAATTAGATGCAATATTCATTATTAGTCTATTTTATCATACAAAGGGTTTCCCCAATTTACCTTTTCATATTCTAGTCCAGCATATGGGGAAGTTCCTGCTGGAGTATTCCAAAATTGTGACATAAGCAATGCACCGCTTTCTACCATAGAAATGGATCTTGCATATTTTTCTTTTTCTGGAATAATAATACAATCGCCAACGTTTAAATCTATAATTGAGCCATCAATAGTCATTTGTGCTCCAGTAAAATTATCCCCCCAATAAAATATTGCAGTATAGCAATCTTCTGGTCTTCCTTTGTCGTATCCATTTCCAATTTGAGCCCCAGCATTATATCTTGCTATGTAACTTTTTCCTAAAATTGGAGGTCCATACTCAGTATTTTCTAAAACTCCCGTTTCTTCTTGCACTTTATTGCAAATCTTAATAAATGAGTCGACAATACTTTTATTTAAATCTCCATAAGTTATTAAATCAAAGTTTACATTCTCATTTGAAAATAATGGGTCATGTAGTGGAATGTGGTCTTCTTTTGTATTAAACTTTGCACTTCTGCAATAGTCAACAACTTCAAAAATTTCTTTTTCATTTAAAATATCTTTAACAATTTTATACATTAAGACACCTTTATTTCACAATAGTCTGTTGTGCAATACATTTCTCCAACGGAATCAAGATTCTCAATACCGTCATAAATTGCATCAAAATTAATGTGAGCAACTTTTCCAACATAGCCATCATACTCTTCTTTAGTAATCTGTGTATATGGCTGTTGTGGATAAGTGTGATTTCCCATTGGAAGGAAAGAAACTGCTTTTAATTGACCCTCGTACATATGAAGTGCTGGAGCAATATGTTTTGTTTCTGTTTCTTTGTCAAAAGATAAAGTCACAGATACTCCATTGTCTGACCAATACTTCTGTGTTGTTGCAGCAAGACCAATCTTTTCAAACAAACTTACATCCTTCTCTGATCTTGGATGTCCTGAAGATACTGGAAAGTATACTACTGTAGTATTTGCTGATACTAGATCGTCTTCAATTTTATACCCTGCTGCTTTAAATAAATGTAACATTGGATCTGTATTTCCAAAACGAATTGCACGTAAGAAATATTCTCCACCAACAGACCAATGAACTCCTGGAGATGCTCCAGAAAGCAATGACACAGATCCTGAAGGTTTTACTGTAGTTACACGAATTGATTCACGAACACATAGCCATTCTGAATACTGCTTGTCGTAGTGACGAATCTTATTGTATCCTTCGTCCATCCATTCTCTGGTTGTTGGCATTCCATTAATATCGGTAAATGATGCAATACCAGTTAATGATGTTCCAATTCTACGGTTTCTTTGCATGATACCGTTTGTAATTTGCCAGTGTGTTGGAAGTAGAGTTACAGTTTTTCCATAAAGATATGCAAATTTCAAGGTACGCATAAAATCTTCTTTATCTGTATGACGATTTAAATGAACCTCAACTAATGTACATAACTCATAAGATTCTAGTGGTTGTTCTGCACAAGGATTGAATCCCATAACACGATAGTCTTTTCCATCTGCTGGATCTGCTAGTCTTCCATAATTTCTTGCAACATCAAGCCAAATAAAACCAGGCTCTCCATTATCTGCAATTAAATCCACATAATCTTCATAATGAGTTCCAACTTCAGCAGAGATAGAGTTATTACTCATCCATGCCCAACCTGGATTTTCTGAATCAAACGAGTTACGATCTGGAAATAGTTCTGAATTTTTAAGATTAATAAAATCTTTATCGTTTGGATTTCCAAGAGCAAGTGTTGCAGATCTGCGAACATTGCCAGAAACAACACACGTTCCAATAAGATTTACAATATCTACAATTGCTCTAGAATCAAACTTCTCTCCTGCTCTAGAGCCAATTACTTTACGGATCATTGTATGTAGATCCATTAATGGTTTTGGACCGCTTGCAACGCCACCAAAGCCCTTAATTGGGGCTCCTAGAGGGCGTATCAGATCATAGTTAAATTCTTGAATTGGCTGATTTGCTCTTAAGAATGAATTGAGCAAAAGTCTAACGGATTCTACCCATCCTTCACGAGTATCTGGAATTTCATATACAGATGCTGGTTCTGTTGGTGCATAGATGGATAGATCTTTTTCTTGACCTACCGTGTCAAATCCAACTCCAATACCAAGCATTAATGCATCCATAACCCAGGCAAATAAAGATCCTGGATCGTTACGATCAATGTCTCTTGTTGAAACCATTGCACAGTTTTGAAGAGATGCAGAGTTTTTTCTTTCCATTGTCATTGGGGTACCAAAAGCCCAAAGACCTCTTCCTGGAGGTGTCCACTTAAGATTAAACATACGGTCATATGCTTCTTGTGCTGATTTTTGTGCTTTATAGTCATTCCAAGGCAGTCTGTTTTCTTTTGCATGGTTCTTCTGTACTGAATACATACCCTCGATTACTCTTTTACAAACCTCATACCATCTTTCCTTAGTGCCGTCATCTTTTACACGGGAATAAGTACGAACAAAGGTAATCTCTCCTAATGAGTTTCCACCTGCATCTTTGAACCCAAATGGTGGCTCAATCTCTATATATTTATTTACAAAATCATCAGAAAAGCGAAAAGAAAATACGTCAGACATAATACCCCTTAAATTTAATTATATGTTTTATTATAGCAGAGTTTTTATTTTTTAATAACTCTCAATCTTTAGAATAGGTAGAGATTTAATTTTTTAAAAATACTACTCCAGTAATTTCCAAGGATTGGGAACAGTATTGGTCGGTGATGATCCATACAATGGTTGAATATCATAAGCAATTGTAATTCTTTGTTTATCAAAATACCAATCATCTCGTCCGTGAGGATGTCCCGTTTCTGAAACAATTAGCCTATTGTTTTTATTAACATTTTCAAATAATTCTGTTCCGTTAATTTTATAAAATGTAGTTGATGGTTCCGCATTTACACAGTAATAACCATGAAAAATTGGAGCACCAGTTCCTCCTACGTGATCATGAAAATGATTTTCATGTTTTATTGGTGATACCCCAGCAGTTCCTTTTGACGATGAGTCTATATTAAACCAACCATGAATCATGTAATTGTGTTTTATAAAATCAATACCATAATATTCACAAGCCTCTTTTGTGGCATCAATTAATCCATTAAAAAGATTTTTAATATTTTCATTGTCAAAATCAAAGACATTGTAATAATGGTCTAATTGGCTTGGTGCTCCCTGACCCTTTTTTGTATATTTTTCAACTTTATCTAGAGGAATATTGGCAAATTGCTTATTTATAATTTCATCTTCTTTTAAAGATAAAAAGTTAAAAAGATTGTCTAAATCATTATCTAAATACCGTTCAAAAAATTTATGTGGTTTTTTTAACATAAAGGAATCCAGTGTTGTTCTTGGCTCATTAAATCTCTTTGAAGATTTTTTAATGGAAGAATATCATATGCAACTGTAATTCTTTTGCCTTCCCATTCCCAATCATCCATAGAATGTGGATGGCCCATTTCAGACATAATTAAACGATTATTTTTATTAACATTATCAACATGAGTACCATTAACACTATATTTAGTAATAGAAGGCTCTGCATTTACGCAATAATATCCATGAAAAAGATTTTCATTGCTTGGTCCATGATCATGCCAAGTTAATTTTCCTTTATTTGCACTGTTTATATTAAACCAACCTTGAATGAAATAATTTTGTTTTGCAAAATCAATTTCATAATATTCACAAGCCTCTTTTGCAAGAGTTGAAATTTCTGTATATAAATTTCTTATTCCAGTAATATAAAATTGAAAAACATTATAATCTCTCCATTTAATTGTTGAAATACTGTTTGAAGATAGCCAGATGTCTTTTGTATTTACTTTATTGCCATCTTTAATAATATCGTATCTTTTAATTAATTCATCTGAAAGTTCTTCTAGGTCATTATCTAAATACCGTTCAAAAAACTTATGTGGTTTTTCTGTCATTTAATCTCCCATTGTCTATATTAGTATACCATCATTGATATTGTTTTTTTTTCCAAAACTTTAATCTATATCCATTTTCAAAGGTCGAGCGTAAGTTTTTTCTTTGTTCATATAATAATCCAGTGTCAAAATCTTCATTAATTTTAGATTGCCATTTTTCTCTTTTGAATGGAATAACTTGAACTATTGGAGTTCCCTGTTTAATAACTCCTTTATAATTTTTTTTAACAAAATAAGATAGGAGTCCATCTGAATAAAAATTATCGCTATCAATTATTGCTGGTACTGCTTGAATTGGCAAATCATGATGCATTGGTGGCATAAACAAAGTACTATATCCTTTTGGGGTTGACACAAGCCAAATTGGATGAATTCTTAATAAATTATCTAAATATAAATCTTTATCTAATGGGTATTCAGATATTTGTAATGTAGGGTGAACTCCTAAAATTGGTTGATTTAATTTTCTAAATGGTTCGGGAATTTCAATTAATGTTTTATTATCTGTTGTGTCTATATAAATATCAACTGGTGCTAGTAAAAAATAACCACTTGTCATCCCATCAAAAATTGCTTGACATTTTTTTACAGTTAATTGCATTACTCCATTTACCAAACTCCTATCATTATTATAATGACTAGGTTGTTTTTTATACCATTCGGGAACATTAGCAATTGCTGGCTTTGGTTCTGGAAATATTTTTATCATTTTTGGATAGGCAAGATCAAATTGAATAATAGGATCTTTATTAAACCATTTTATAACATTTTTTATCATGTAATAAGTATACTACATTTGATCTTTTGTGTCAAAAACCAACATATTATCTGTAAAGAAGTTGTCGTATGGCTCACAGTTAATAGAATAAACTGTTTCTTCATAATCAATTGCCTCTACAGAAATGATTGCTTCAAAATCAAATGCTGCATATGAATAAACAAAATATGTAGAATCAATTTCATCTGCTCTTGTAAACTTAACAACATCATCTTTTTTGGTTAAAACATAATGTGAACCAGAATATAAATCTCCGTTAATAGAATAGATCTTATCTGTTTGATGAAGATTAATGCTTACAATTTCAGTCTCTACAACATTGTCAGAATTTAAAACAATATCAGAACTTTGCCAAGATGTCCAATCTAATACATTTTCAGATGGAATATTCATTCCATAAAGTTTGTCTCCAACTTGTAGTTCAGATGCTGGTTTTCTTCCATCAACTGTTAAAACTCCTGTATTTCTGGCAACTGAATATTCAGAATAGGATGGACCAAATGGAGTAAAACCAAATGGAGTAAAACCAAATGGAGTAAAACCAAAGGGTGTAAAACCAAAAGGGGCAAATGGTGTAAAACCAAAAGGGGCAAATGGTGTAAAGCCAAATGGAGTAAAACCAAATGGGGCAAAACTAAATGGGCTAGGTGTTGTTACTGTATTAGAGGATGCTGAGTTTGCTGAGTTTCCATTAGCATTTGTTGAAAATACTTGATAGGATTGTGATGTACCTGCAGTTTCTGCAACTAATTTTGTTGTAACTGCTGCTCCAACGGCATATGTTGGTCCATCAGAAGAAACTACAGTATTCCCAGTAATTGCACTTCCACCATTGGCATTAATTGTCCAGTTAACTGTATCTCCTTGTGGAGCATCTCCACTTGTTGTAGTAGTTCCAATTGTTGGTGCTTGAGGCACTGTTGTTGCAGTGATAGAAGCAGATGCACTTGATGCAGCAGATGATCCATAAGCACTATTTGCTACTACCGTAAATGTATATGCTGTGTTTGATTGAAGTCCAGTAATTGTAAGTGGTGAACTAGCACCAGTGACTGTATAAGATCCAGGAGATGATGTAGCAGTATATCCAGTTACTATAGCAGTATTTCCTGTAGTTGCTGGAGTAAAGGCAACAGTTGCAGCACCGTTATTATATGCTCGTCCAGTTCCAACATTGGTTGCAGAAACTGCAGTTGGTGCATCTGGAGCAATAAAGTTATCTTGTGCTGCTGACTTAATACCTTTTTTTCTACCTGCTGCCATTTTGTCCTCTTCCTTTTAATTTATTATGCTGACAAATCTCCCATTAATACCCAAGAGTCTGTTGCTCTCTTAAATAAAGTTGCAGAAGACCATTGACCACGTAACTTAGCACCAGGAGTGAAGTTTAATGTTACTCCTACTGCTTTATCAAATGTAACTTGTCCTGCTCCAATTTGAAGGAAATCAATGGATGTTCCAACTGGGAATGCTGTTGTTGCATTTGTTGGAATTGTTATAGTAAATCCACTTACTTTATTACATTCTACTAAAGTATCTCTTAATGCTAAACCACCAGTAGATAAATTATATGTATCAGTTATTGTACTAATACTTGTTTGTGATGGAACGCCTACCTTTGTTTGTGTGCCGTCAGAAAATGCTACACCAGTTGCTGATGCTGTTACAAGACCAGAGAATGTTGGATTATTAATAACAGAAACTTCATTTCCAGTAACAGAGATATTTGTTCCTGCTGTAACTGTTCCTACACCAGCAAATTGACTAAATGCTATTGCATCAGTTCCAACTGTTCCTACTATATTTGTTTGTACCCAGCCAGTATTATCATTAACAGTACCACCAGTTACGAATACAAAGTCTCCACCATCAATTTCTGCTGGTGCATCAAAATCTGTTGCTCTTGAAGGAGCACCTGATGCTGCTACTACATAAATACCATTTTCAGATGCAGTTGATTGATTCTTAACAAGAATACGATTGCCTGTAGCAAGAGTAACTCCATCAAGAGTATCTCCATTTTCTACCGCTGTTGCAAGAGTGATATTAGCAGTTGTTGCTGCTACTACTGAAGCATGTACGTGCAAACCTTCTGCAAGTGAATCAACATATTGCTTTGTTGCTGCTCCAAGTGCTGTTGCTGGATCTGCAGCAAGAACTACTGCACCAGTAAATGTTGCACCAGAAAGTGCGGCTTTGGCAGCAAGATCTGTTGTTAAATTTGCAATTTTAGACTGTGCAATTGCTGCTGATGTATTAATATCTCCATCAACAATTGTGTCATTAGCAATTTTTAGGGAAGTTACTGCTCCATCTGCAATCTTTGCTTCTGTAACTGCTAAACCACCAATTTCATTAGTTCCAACTGAATCATCAGACATCATTGATTGTGAAATTGTGTTTGCAGGCAGTGTTACTGTTCCTGTAAATGTAGGAGAGGCTAGTGGTGCTTTAGCATCTAATTGTGTTTGAATAGCAGAGGTAACTCCATCAACATATCCAATTTCAGTTGAAGTTACAGTTCCAATTGAAGTATTTACAGGAAGAACAACATCTCCAGTAAATGTCTTTGCTCCTCCAAGTGTTTGTGCACCTGATTTAAGCACAATGTCGGATGTATCTGAAATACCGTGAACCTCTGTAGTGTCTGTTCTATGTGTCTCAATATCTGCAGCAAGTGCTACAGTTCCACTTGCGTCTTGAAAAGTAATTGTACGATCTGCTGTAGGATCTGTTATTGTTAGACTGGTTTCAAAATCATTTTCTGTAGCACCTTCAAAAATAATGTTAGTATTAAAAATTAAATCATTAATATTTCCTGTTGTAATTATAGTTCCTGTTGCATTTGGCAACATAATTGTGCGGTCTGCTGTGGGATCTGTTACTGAGAGGGTAGTTTCATACTCATCTGCTGTAGTACCTTCAAAAGTTAAACTACCAGTTAGGGTTCCACCTGCTAATGGAAGATAAGAAGATATTGTGGAAGATATTGTGGTGTCTACATATCCTTTAGTTGATGCATCTGACTCTACTGTTGGTGTGCCAAGATTTGTAATTTTATTACTTCCCATTGCAATTGCAGCCTGCATTGTTCCACCATCTGATTTAGATAATTTTGTAGCAAGTGCGGCTGTAATTGTTGATGCATATGATGCATTATCATCAAGAGCATCGGATAGTTCTCCTAATGTATTTAGGGCTGCTCCTGCTGTTCCTATAAGGTCAGTAATATCTGACATTAATGCGACTGTTCCTGTTGCATCTGGAAGAGTGATGGTCCGATCTGCCGTAGGGTCTACTACTGCTAGGGTGGTTTCAAAAGCATTTGCTGTAGCACCTTCAAATTTAATGTTTGAGCCAAATTGGGGGTTTACTGTACTGTCTGCGTCCATAAAATAATCAAGGCTTAGCCAGTGGTTGGTGCCATCACCAATTTTAAATTTATTAGTATCTGACTCGTAGCCAATTTCTCCGGCTGCAAGAATTGGGCCATTGCCACTATTGGTTGATATCCATTGGGCTGCAGTGCCTCGTCTCTGTTGCATTCTTGTTGCCATAATTTAATCCCCCTAGATTTTATTCTTTCTTTATTATAACATATGATTAATTAAAGTTATCTAACGGACTTCCGCCATCATAACTAGTTAACCACTCTACTGAATCGTAAAACCCTGCAATTTGTGTTGAAGAGAATACATCATCATATGCTCCTGCATCTTGAAAAACGGTAGTAATAAGTCCCGTTCCATCAATTGCAGTATCGTGAATATGTTGTCTCAAGTTTGCAGTATCATCAAAAGTAGCAATCATGATCCAGTCAGCAGCATCTGTTGAATATATCGAAAGATGTTGCGTAACTGTATCAAAATATATTTGTCCATCTACTGGTGCAACTGGAGCAGTTGATTCGGTTGGGACAACGTTTGCATTTCCAGCAACCGTATCAACATACAACTTAGTTGCTGCGTGTGCATTTAAAGTTGGGGTAGCAACTGTAACAGTTCCTCCGAAAGTACCAGTTGTGGCTACATTTAAGCCATTCTTGACCTTGAAGTCTTTATCTGTTGTTGGCATTTACTACCCCCTACTTTTTATTTGTTAAGCCTCGATGTATGTTTTGTGAACTTTAACAACTGTATCTGCTGCAGCACCAGTTACTTGAAGAAGAACGTTTCCAGCACTGTAAACAGCGTTTGTTGTTCCTAGTTCAGCATTGCTAACTACATCAGCATACTCTGTTAAGTAAACGTTATTTGATCCATCAATAGTAACAAGCAATTCAATTACTTCAATATCAGTACCCTTTTTCATTTGAACGATATATTTAGCGCTTGAGTATGTGCTTGCTGACCAAGTATCAATAGTTGTTGCAGTTGCAGCAGCGGTTCCTGTTGCAGATCCAACAAGAGTATCTGGAAGAGCAATGCTTGTTGCAGTTGCTGCGCCAAGTACTGGGGTAACAAGAGTTGGTGTATTAGCAAATACTAATGCGCCTGTTCCTGTCTCATCTGAAATAACTCCTGCAAGTTCTGAAGATGATGTTGCAGCAAGTGCTGAAATTTTACTTGTTGTATAAACACCATTTGTAACTGTTGCAGCATTTCCTGTATATTCTGTTGCAGAAAGAACCTGAGTTCCATTAATTTTTAATACCTTGCCAGAAGCAAGATCCATGTGCTCAGAAGATGTCCATGCATCAGTTGCATCAATCCATGAGAAGGTCTTGTCTGTAGTACCCTTAAGAGTAAGACCACCACCGTCTGCACCTGCATCTGTTGGAGTTGCTACTGAACCAAGTGTAAGGTTCTTGTCATCAACTGTAATTTCTGTTGAGTTAATTGTGGTTGTTGTACCGTTTACTGTTAAATCCCCTGACAAAACAAGAGATGTACCAGTTGCAGCACCAATGTTTGGTGTTACAAGTGTTGGGGTATTAGCAAAAACAAGTGCTCCAGTACCAGTCTCATCAGAGATGATTCCAGCAAGTTCTGAAGAAGATGTTGATGCAAGTACGTTCAACTTATCTGTTGTTACAACAAGAGTCTTTGTGCTTGGAATGCTTGTACCATTGATAGAATCAGCAGTTGCAACACCAAGTGCTGGAGTTGTAAGAGTTGGGCTTGTAAGAGTCTTGTTTGTGAGAGTCTGTGTATTTGTTGTTCCAACTACTGCACCAGTTGCACCGTGTGCTGTTGTTGATCCTGTATGTGTTGTAAGATCTGCATCAGCAGCCTTTGCATTTAATTGAGTCTGAATTGCTGATGTCACACCATCTACATAATTAAGTTCTGTTGTAGAAAGAGTTGCTCCATCAAGAATATTAAGTTCTGTAGAACTTGCTGACATAACAACATCTTCGTTAATCTTTGGTGATGTTAATGTTTTGTTTGTAAGAGTTTGTGTGTTTGTTGTTCCAACTACCGCACCAGATGCGCCGTGTGCTGCTGTTAGGTCTGCGTGAGTTGTAACGTCTGAAGTAAGTGCTACTGTACCTGTAGCATTTGGAAGTGTGATTGTCCGATCTGCGGTTGGATCTGTGACTGTAAGTGTTGTCTCATAGTCGTCTGCTGTTGCGCCTTCAAAAGTAATTTCTGTTTGAAATACACCAACTGCTGCTGGATCTGACCATTGAACGCCATATGTTGCACCTGACGCTGCAGTGAGGACCTGTCCGTTGCTTCCAACGCCAAGACGTGCTATTGCATCATTTGCACTACCAACAATTAAATCACCTTTAGCATCTACAGTTCCTGCGGTAATAACATTTTTACCATTAACAGTTGCTGTTTCTCCTTGAACAATTAAACCATTTTTTACTTTAAAATCTTTTTCTACTGTTGCCATTTTTTATCTCCTTTTTTATGCCTTTAATCCCATACGTGCATAACGTACGGTGATTGGGGTTATACCGATAACTGGAGTAACCGTTACGGATACTGTATTTCCAGCACGGGAGACGCTAATGGTGCCAATATTCCCATCATTGTCGATTGTTCCATACTCACTGACAGATACACCTGTAGTATCAGCAAGAATTGTCATTTCTGTTGCGTAATACTTGTTCTCGCCACCAGAAGTCTTTTTAATAGAGATCATATACTTAACTGCTCTATATTCAGTTGCATCAAAATTATCAATTACTGTAGCAGTTTCAATGCCGTTGATTGTTGACTCATTGTTTCCTGCACTACCCAAATCTGTTGCTTGAGCGCTTGCTGTGTCAATAAAATCTTCAAAGTCCGTCTGTGAAGGACGATCTCCTGTTTGAAATCTTAACTTTAAGTTTGCTAGTGATAGACGGGCCATGTTTATATTATAACATAATTTTATTACAAGATATAGTTAGAAAAACCAATTATCTGCAGACCAATTCCTGGGGGATTCAAAGGATCTATACCTTCAATACCTATATTAGTTATCTTTAATCTGAATGGAAGTATTGCATTTATTGATACCTTTTTAGAATAGTCAACTGTTTTTATACCCGAAGATTTAAAACCTTTTATTGGAGTTATTTTGGTTTTTGTTTTAACATCAGTTAAAGTTGTTTTTGAATAGTTAACAGTTTTAATTTTGGAAGACTTAAAATCTTTTACTGCAGTTACTTTTGTTTTTGCCTTAACGTCAGTTAGTGTTGCTTTAGCCATTTCTTATGACTGATCTGTAACTTCGCCAAGCATGATCATTTCTCCTTGACATACAGTCCAAACCCTTGTAGCATCTGTAAGTTGAACATCAAAAACATCACCAGTTCTTAGTTGTTTAGATTGAGCGGGAGTTAAAGAAACTAAAAACTCTCCATCTCCATCAGTTACTGATTGTACTGGTACTAACTCAAATATTAAATCATCTCCAACGTTGTCAGAGTACCGTCTAAAATCGACCTCAATGTCCCAATCATCAACTACAATTGGATCTCCTGCATCATCTTGTACATATATTCTAAAAGAGGCGCTATCGCCAATTACAACCGTCCAGTTAACCAATGGTGGCTTATTTCCAATATTGTAGGTAGAAGGAGCCTTTACATCCATCTCTGATTCGTCTGGATTGCGGTATTTAGCCATAAAGAAATTATATCACATTAAGTCTTTAAGTTGACTCAATATCCAAATCCATGATATACTAGTGAGTAACACCATAACTTTATGGTGTTTTTGTTTCTAAGGAGGAACAGTCATGACAACTAATAAGATAGTGATTGGAATACTCGCAGCAGTAACTGGAATTGCTTTGTTCTCTAATTCTAGTGCTAATGCTGAAAATAACTTGAGTAGTACCGTGTCAAAAAGTGAAACCCAAACCGCTGAGGCGGTTTTTTCAGTTTCTAAAGAAGAAAATAATAAAACTAAGAAAAAGTACAAATATGGAACCCCTCTTGAAAAAGATGAACTAATTAAAATATTAAAGTCTGTAGGGTTTGAAGGCTATGCACTAAAAGTTGCTTGGGCAACAGTAATGAAAGAATCTATGGGTACTCCTAACTCTTGGAATCCAAATAGAAACACTGGAGATAATTCTTATGGCCTATTCCAAATCAATATGCTAGGATCAATGGGTCAAGATCGACGGGATAAATTTAATTTAGAATCCAATGAAGATCTATTCGATCCCGTTAAAAATGCAGAGATTGCTTATCATATGAGTGATGGTGGTAAAGACTGGTCTGCCTGGAAGGGTATTACTTGGAAGACTAAAGAGTGGCTTGCAAGGTATCCTGATTAATTATTTGTTTTATCTTTACTATCAAAAACCAACATATTATCTGTAAAGAAGTTGTCGTATGGCTCACAGTTAATAGAATAAACTGTTTCTTCATAATCAATTGCCTCTACAGAAATGATTGCTTCAAAATCAAATGCTGCATATGAATAAACAAAATATGTAGAATCAATTTCATCTGCTCTTGTAAACTTAACAACATCATCTTTTTTGGTTAAAACATAATGTGAACCAGAATATAAATCTCCGTTAATAGAATAGATCTTATCTGTTTGATGAAGATTAATGCTTACAATTTCAGTCTCTACAACATTGTCAGAATTTAAAACAATATCAGAACTTTGCCAAGATGTCCAATCTAATACATTTTCAGATGGAATATTCATTCCATAAAGTTTGTCTCCAACTTGTAGTTCAGATGCTGGTTTTCTTCCATCAACTGTTAAAACTCCTGTATTTCTAGCAACTGAATATTCAGAATAGGATGGACCAAATGGAGTAAAACCAAATGGAGTAAAACTAAATGGAGTAAAACCAAAGGGTGCAAAAGGTGTAAAACCAAATGGTGCAGGGGATGCAGCAGGAGTAGCCGAATTGCTTGAAGCAGATTCTAATGATGTAGCAACACCGTTTCCTAATTTTACTTTAAATGTATAGGCTGTTCCATTTGATAAACCACTAACAGTTATTGGAGAGGTTGAAGATGTTCCAGTTATACTAGATGGAGTTGAAGTTGCAGTATAAGTTGTTCCCGTTGGTTTTCCTAAATATGAAGGGGCTGTAAAAGTAATTGATGCACTAGCATCTCCTGCTGTTGCGGTTCCAATTGTTGGAATTCCTGGTTGTATTCCTCCACTACCTGAAGATATTGGTGGTAATGGCATTATGCACTCAAGTCGCCAATTGCAATCCAAGTATTGGTTGCTCGTTTAATTAGTGTGCAGGACGAATACTGTGCTCTTAATTTTGCTGCATTTGAAGAAATTTGAGGTGTACAATTTAATGTAACTCCAGCAGAAACTGTTACTGTTGTTGCTCCAGTTCCAGTTTGAATAATTGTAATCTGTGAACCAGTTGCAAAAGCCTGAGTTGAATTAGTTGGAATGGTAACTGTATTTGCAGTTGATGTTAAATTCATTTCAATAATTTTATATCCATCTGACAAAACCAATGTATGATCTGCTGTTTTTTCTAAAATAGTAAAATTTAATGCAGACGTGCTCTCTGCAACTGTTTTTACTGCAGTTGGTGTTGCTGCTTTAACTGATGAGGTTTCTGATATTGAATCACTTAGTTGAACACTTCCCACAACAGATGTGGTTGCTGCAGTTACCGCAGGTGGTGCCCATTTAACTCCAAGTGTTTCTGCTGTATCTGCTGTTAAAAGATATCCGTTACTTCCTCCTGGAATTGATAAATTATCTAATGCGTTGTTACCAGATCCAACAAAAAGATCTCCTTTTGCGTCCATAACAGATTCTAAAACAACTGCGCTAGTGTCTGTAGAAATTTCAGCGATTGATGCTTCAATTTGTTTTAAATAATATGCAATACCTGCAGTTGGGGCTACGCCAGTTGCAATGGGAGTGTCTTGTCCATAATGATAATTTCTTAATGCAATCTGAATATCTGCAGCGTCAGTTAGCGCTGGCATTTTTGCAAGGGGATAGTGATGAGTTTGATCAGTTCCAATGTTTCCGGCAGCCATAGAAATATTATACCATATTAATAAAAATTATTCAGTTACCGTTATTGCGGTTGCTACTTGCGTTACTTCTACTTCTTGGTCAATTCCAGTTAAATTTGGAGCGGTATTGAGAACAATGTTTAAATTTGGTTCATAAACAGTTATAGAGTCTTCATAAACAAAAACTTCTGGCATTATGCACCAGTTACGTCATCGGTTACTGTAATTGCTCCAGTTAAAAGTGTATATCTTAATGCAGCACTATTAAAGATTTCAACATCATAATAATATGTTGATCCTCCAACCAAATCGGTTCTAGCACCTGGTTTAATTGTACAAGTAATAATGTCTGTACTTGTATTGATTACTGCAGAAAGTTTAGTTGTATCCGCAACACTATCAATTGATGTAGTTGGGCTGTCTCCTCTACTTGAAGCAATTGAAAAAATTGCTCCCGCAGCAGAATAGGAATCTAATGGGAAAGTTGCTCCAGCAGAAGTTTTTGGGGTAATTGTAAAAACAAATGTGTCTCCACGATAATAGTCAAAGTCATATGTTCCAGGAAATGCCATGATCTTATTATACCACTAAGAAATGTGGACTAAGATAGATTTGACTTTTACATCCCCGTCAAAATCTGCTCTAATTTGTGGGTTAATTCCATATTTTCTAATTCTGTCATTTACTATGTACAGGGTTTGGGTAACTGAAAAATCATAAAGATATTTATATTTTAGGTTTGCTACAAACTGTGTTGAATTTAAAGTTGCTTTTTCAGAAAAGGCTCTTATCCAAACCTCAGTATTATTTCCATATGTTTCTAATTCAAAACAATAAGTTATTTCAACTCTAGTGCCTATATCTAATCCTTTAAAGTTTAATTGTTGATTTGCTGCACTCCATAGACTTACATTTTCTTTTGGCAAATATTCTTCGTTTGTCCCTTCAGATTTTGCATCGTTTAATATATTTACCCATCCTTCATCTCCGCTAGATAGTCCTACACGAATTTGTGACTGATCTAAATTTTCATAATATGCCCAACCAGACTTTCTATTTTGAGAAACTATTCCGTTGCTTGCAACAATTGATGATTCTCCTGGTTCTCCCTTTTGTCCTCTTTCACCTTTAGCACCTTGTGGCCCAGGATCCCCTTTATCGCCTTTTGGTCCTATCTCTCCCTGTCTACCAGCAATTCCTTGTGGTCCTGGTGGCCCTACAAGTATTCTGTAGTCTATATCGGGCACTAAGGGGTTATTTGTTTCTATAACTGTTTCTGCTGCTGCTTCGGCATAGCCATATTTAGGCTTTGATTGCATCCCTGGAATTTCAGACTTTTTACTTATGCTCACTTATTAATTATAAAGGTTTTTAGGTTAACCTTAATTACCTTAGAGGGTGTAACTGCAGGTGATGTAACTTTAATAATCATAATCCGGTACCTGTTACATCGCTAAGCACTACAATAGTTCCAATAACTGGTGTCCAAGTAACTTCTGATTCAACTGCACCAGACTCATCGTTAGGAATAATAATTTCCAAGTCAAAAGGTAATTCTAAAACGGTATTTCTATAACCAGTTCCCCAAAGTTTTGTAATCTCAGAGGTAGCGGTAATAACAACATAACCAGTATATTTTTCAACGGTCAATTCATCTAAAGTATCACCAGAAGAATCATAGGAAGAAGAAACAAATGTCCAATCAGAAATATCTACAAAGGTAACTTCATCATCTTCTAAAAATTCTACTTTAAGAGTTGCAGAATCTCCACGAACTACTTTCCATTGGATATTTATGGGAGATGCTCCTACTTGATCAATGGAAGCGGTGACAGAACTCATAAAATTATTATACCATACGGTTTTTCATTTGACAGATCAGGAAAGTTCGTGTATACTTAAAATATATAAGAAAAAAGATGTATCTTTAAGTTAAATATATAAAAGATATCTTATATATATTATATATAGTATATATTATTTACTAGAATCTGTAATTCGATTTTCAATCAAAATGTCATACAGTTTGTCAACTTTAATTTCAAGCCTATTGACCTGGTCTTTTACACTAGATCCACCATTCGGGCGCAGTTCGGATAAATAATGTTTTACAAGCCATTTGACTCCGCCTGCAACTAGTGCTAGAATTGATAGCAATGTAAGAATCATTCCTAACCAGTCTTGTGCATTCATTGTAGGATTATTATATCATCATTTAAGGAGAGTTTTGAAAAAAGAAATACTCAGTACGCTTGAATACTCAAAAAATATAATTATATCTCCGGATGTTGATGGTTTAATGAGCGCAACACTTCTTTCTCGAAATTTGGGACATCGAGTCGTCGGCACATATGACAAAAGTATTTTATGTTTGGCGGAAGGTATAAATCCGGCGGAATGTCTGTTCGTCGACTGCGATATGAATACTTCAGAGTTCGCGTCAATTGGAAATCATATGCGACTTATGGAAGATAACATCTGCATCGAATCTTTTAATCCAAATGTTCACTTCGCCACCAAAAAGTACAATGAAAAGTTCCCTTACGCAACCTGTTACCTAATCGCGTTTGCAATAGAGGCACAAACCACCACTTTAGACAAACAACGCATGGCATATGCAGATTCGACATATAAAAATGCTGTCGACTATGCAGAGAATATGCGAAATTGGTCTACTAGGATGGATGATGAGAATGTCCGATATGTTTTGTCTGATAAAGTAGATGTTTCCGAAGTAGCAAAAGAATATGAAGAGAAACAAGGTTTGGTATCTCGTAGACTAGGGCTAGAAAAGTATCTAACTGAAATGAATACCGCATTAAAGAAACAATCTGCATGGAACTTTGCATTTCCTGGTGAACTAATAACAATTAAAAAATATAAAACGGGATTAGTTGACAAAAATACTGCCATACGATACAATAAAGATATAATCTCTTATGCCGAGATTTATGGTGGAGAATATAGTGTTACCTACAAAGACTTAAACGAAGAGGGGATATTGTGTTTAAATTAAAAGTTTTATTGTTGTCTATTTCATTTTTATTTGTTTCTGCTGTTCCATCCCAGGCAAATTTTCCTATTTTGGCTACCAAAAAACCTATTATTAAAAAAAATACACCCAAAAAAGTAATTGTCAAAAAAGCATGGATCGATGAAGGAGATAGTTGTGACCCTGCGGTAGCAAATACAGTTAAAGGGTATCCAAAAGGGTCTCAGATTACTGATTGGTTAAAATGCGACAAGAAAACCCAAAAATATATTTACATACCAAAGGAAATATCAAACAATTTTGTTAGATCCTGTGACGCCGATCCTAAAGTTCCAAAAGAATGGGCGAAGGTTGAAATCTGGGCATTACAAAATCTTCAATGTGCAAGATCATATCGATTTGTCCCATTCACAATCAAAGATAAACCAAAAACCGATTTAACAAATTCAATTTCAAATATTGATTCATGTAAATTAAAAAATAATCCTATACAACCAGGCGTTCGATGGACGGGATTTCCTAGATATAAAGATTTTCAAAATTTTCCAAAATCTGCTGTAATTCAAGTAATTCCAATGCAATTTACAGATTATAAAACCAATTCTAATCCTTCCATAGATTTTGAGAAATACTTTAGATTTTTCTCTGATTACCTCACAAATGCATCCGATGTTGAAGTTAAAGTAGACATTCGAATTCCGACTAAATATTATCAATTATCCAAAGAATTGAGTTTTTACGACTTCAAAAATTCAACAGGTGACAATACAGAATTAGAATTAATAAACTTAACAAAAAATGACATCAATTTTGCCAACGTAGACTACATAATTGGAGTTGTTCCTCCAGAAGTTCCCGTTGACGCTTTTTTTGCAGCAGGCTTAAATTGGGGAACCGTATCGACACCGCAAGGTTCGGTTAAGGGCATCTACATTATGGGTCCAACTTCTTTAACAAAAAGAAGTACTCAGGATTCATCCACTGCTGCCGATCCTTGGATAACCATTCATGAAGCAATAGGACATTCTGCTGGCCTAAATGATTCATTGGGTGGAATGAGAGCAGGAAAGCGTGAGATTGGAATGGGTGGTTGGGGAAATATGCATGGATTAGCAGGTGATTTTATTGTTTGGGATAAATGGTTAATGGGGTTTGTTGCTGATAAACAAATTGCTTGTTTTGTTGGTTCTGAATCTCAAACTATTTGGGTTCGACCTAATACAGTAAAAGATTCAGGAATTAAAGCAGTAATTATTCCGATAGATGCGCAACATGGAATAGTTGTTGAGTCTCAAAGGTCAGTTGGATATAATTATAAAATACCTAAGAATTTTAATGGTGCCTTGATTTATGCAGTGGATACCTCAGAGCAAAAAAATGATTTTGGTTTCAAACTTTTAAACACAGTTGATAATTACAATCAATCTGAAAATAGATTCGATGCAGCATTGGAGCGAGGTGAAAGTTTTACATATCTAAATTGGAAAATAACTGTAGTTGAATCTGGAGATTTTGGTGATGTGGTTAAGGTTGAAAAGATTCAAAAATAAATTAATTTTTAATATTGGCTTCTTGACCAAATAGGTCTTCTTGTATCCAAGGAGAGTTTAAATCTAATACCGTTTGGCAATCGCAATGCTGACAAACCTCTTGTTGAAAAACCTTCAATGCAAAACCATTGTTTTCCATGTATTCATTATATACCCGATTTTCTGAAAAATTTTATATTTGGGAAAAGTGGTTTTACAGAAATCTGAATATATTTTGCAGATGTACGATACATACATACAAAAAAAATAAACAAAAAAAATTAGTGAGCACACCATAGAGATGTGCCCACCGTATCTGTTTGCTTTATTGTGTACCTTGTACCCACCCATTCAATCCTAATAAATCACAGTCAACCCGCACCCGTGTTGTTTTGTTTAATCGTTTAGGCAAGTCATCAACGAATGTCCGCACCTGTGCTAATTGATCGAATGACATTTTCTTTTCTGTGCCTTGTGTTGTTGTTAGTGTTAGCGTTATCATTTATTTATCCCCTTCGCATTCGCAAGGCATAACTAAGATACCTTCTGTCCCGTAAAAAACAAATCCAGCACTATGACATTCAGCGCATAGGTTACTGATGACATCTAATAGATCCCCCATTTGTTAACCTCCCACTACTAGAGCAATTACTACCGCAATACCTAAGCCGATAAATGCGCCAATAATTCCGTACTGGATATTTTCGTCCATCCAGTCTGCTACTGCTAAAAATGGATTTCTCATATTTACCACTCTCTAATCATTTTGTAAGTTGCCATTGTTTCTAATGTCAACGCTGTTTTTTCTATCTCGCTCATCTTAGCAAGTTTTGATTTACTGTTAGCAATATTTTTTCTAATGCGTAACTTTTCTGATTCGTCTAATTCATCACCGCGATATTTTGGTGATGTAGTAGCGTACTGATCCACTAGGTTTTCTTGATTTGTAAAGTAAGTCATTTATTTTACCTCGAATTCTTCGATATAGTTAATTTTGTAATTGAAACCTTCTGTAGTTCCAAAGTTTTTTAATATATTTTCTAAACGCTTAGCATCTTCTTTTTTGATAAATGCTTCTGCTTTTTTTATTGTTGAGAAGGTTCCTATTGCGCCATCCTCGTAGTTCTCGAACACTTGGTATATTTTCATTTTGAGCCTTTCTAGTTTAGGGACTTTCCCTAACTTCCTTATACCCTGAATTATACACGAGTGGACTGACATTCTCAAATCGAGAATCGGGCGATTCCGGACATTTTGCAAAAGTGTAATGTACCTCACATAACAAACTAGGGCAAAACGGACATCACATGTCGATTCACATGTCGGCGCCCGAAATGTCCGATTTGTGCTATGTGATGTAACACACATTGAGAGTTGTCCGATTTGTCTGATAATTACTTGACATAACAACTGCAAATGTCAGTGGTACCTGATAGAATAAAACTATAACAACAAGAAAGGTGGTCAAAATGACTACATTAATCCTAATGCCCCTAAATCGGTACTATTTAACCGATTACGCCCAATTCACCCACTGCGACGAGGTCCAATACCGCCACTATTGCGAAAAGCATTTCGAGGCGCAAGGTTGCTACTATTGCGAGTTTGACCCTTATGAGCCTTGCGAGTGTGATCAGTAATGAACCTAAATGACTTTAAGGCGCACGTAATCGCTACTCGCCAAGCAAGCAAGGCGGAGGCATTGTCAGTGCTCTCTGCTAAAATGTTAATATCAACAACAACGAAAGGTGGTCAAAATGACTACATTAACAATAAATAAAGTGCATACGCACACACCCCTAGAGAGTGCTATCTCTACTCATAACGATATTGCATACACCATATGCGTTGAGTGTGATCAAAACATTGAGTCCTTCTATATTGACTTTGATAATGATCGTCTAGGTCGTTGGAGTAAATGGGAGGTATCAAGATGAACTATTGGGCATTACTCTCCCTAATATCTGGTGGACTCGTTGCGCTTGCTGGCGTGTTAGCCTTTGGCTTATTGCTAAGGGCTGAGAAATATGGGTGGGATAAATGAAATATAAATTAGACAGTGCGTGTGCCTATTGTCCTGATTGTAATTTCGGTCAGGACTCTTGGGATAGGACTTGTAACTCTTGCGGTGAACAATCTCTAGTGAGTGGCTTTCGCTATATAGATTTAATAAATCTAAAGTATGTATATAGCGACGCACCACCACAAGAAATATTGGAGTTATAAAACCCTTATATTTCAATGTAACGCACTCGGGCGTGTCGCACACATGTGATTGTGGATAACCTTGTGGATAACTTATGTGGGCTATCTCACAAAACTAATTTAAGAAATGTCCGATTTATCCGCATTTTGGATTGGTGTTTGTCAGTGGCTTAGGCTAGACTTAGAATATAACAACAACGAAGGGAAAACCTATAATGATGACAAGAAAAGACTATGTTAATGTATCGGATATTTTGCGAGCATACCAAGATGAAATACCTCAAACTTTATTCGAGGATTTAATAATGGATTTCGCAGATTTCTTTCAAGCAGACAACGACAATTTTTCACCAGAGAAATTTGAAAATGCTTGCTATAATTCTACTATGAAAGTTGGTGCGTAATGAGTTACACTTATTCTTTTGAAAGAGTTACACCAGAAACCGAAGGGTATGGAGATACAATTTTCGATACCCCAGAAAACAACACTGAGCCAACAACAGATTTATTTTCTGATTTATCAGATTGGGCAGATTGGACAGATGAGGACTTAGCAGAATATGAGGCGTACTATGAGGAACACTATGACGAAACAGAGGAACTACAACAGGAAGCGAGAAATAATCGTGAGTAATATCTTTACACTAGAAACCCCTATCGTGTTCAAACACACAATAGATCTTGAAAAATACCCAGAGTTTAATCAGTTGAGTGAGGAAAAAATAAAAACTTTCCTTACTGAAATGGTTGTTACTGTCTTTGAATTAAAAGAAAAAGAAATAGAAGTAAATGAATACAACAGTGGAACTTATTGTGAGGTGATAGTTTAATGGGTAACAATTTATCTACTGAGTTGGCTAGCGGGGATTTCAATATCCCCCTAGAAACTGCGATCACTATTCAGTTGCGTAGTAATCACTATCCGCCCATTCCTCATTCAATGGTATCCGTATGCGTTGAAGCCATTACCGCATATAATGACGGACTAACACAAAAACTAATTGAGTTGCCTTGCGATGGATTAGATAGAAACGGCGAGCCATTCCAAATTACTTGGAAAGGTGAACGATTTGCGCCAGCAGATGCAATTATTGAATCTCACCACTTATGGGAATGGATATATGACAATGACTAAAACACTACAAGAAAAGTTAGATGAAGCATCCTTAGCACTAGAGCCAGTGCTTTGGGAAATACTAAAAGAAATTGAGGAAAATTAAAATGATAACAAACCTAGATATAATCGCTATAACAATCGCACTCGCAGGATCTTGCTTAGTAATGATTTTGCAATTTAATTATATTAGAAAACAAAAAGATAGTATTTATATTTTGCAAACTCTAAACAAAAAACTTATGCATAGAAAATAACAAAAGCCCTTCGGGGTCACATGTGAATGTCCGTTTTGTCTAGAATCTCCCAGGAATTGACTTTGGCTTAACTAAATGATAAAATTATCCTATGACAAAAAAAACAGATGAGGAGTTACGTATCCTAATGGAATTACGTAGATCTAATGCTGCTTCCTATGTCCCGTCAAAAAAAGTTTACGTACGCAAGAAAAAACACCCCAAATTGTCAGTGCAGGAAGGTATAATAGAATCATGAACCCTAAACTAAAAAGATCAAACGATAGAAAGGTCGCTAATGCTGTCAGTCCTAATGGCAAGACTGCAACAATTGCTAACACCTTTGGCCTCCCCGCAGGTAAAGCCTATTCCTGTCCAGGAGAAACCCCTACCTGCAAAAAAGTCTGCTACGCAGGAAAATTAGAAAAGATTTACAAGGGAGTAAGAGATAACCTGCTCCATAATTGGGACCTATTAAAAGACGCTGATCATGAAACTATGGTTAATTTACTTTCAGAAATGATTGAAGACTTTAAAAAAGATTGCGATAAACGCAATGCAGAAAAACTATTCCGCATTCACTGGGACGGTGATTTTTTCAATGATACTTATACACGTGCCTGGCGTGATGTTATTGAAAACAACGAGGATGTTCAATTCTGGGTTTATACACGTGTCGCCTCTGCAACCGTATGGTTAAAAGATATTGCAAACTTATCTTTATATTACTCAACAGACGACGACAACAAGAGTGTTGCACAAGGTCTCTCTACTCAAGGAATAAAACTAGCCTATCTTTCCCAAACCTTTGCACAAGGTAAAGAAGATATGCTCAACCTTATTGGCAAGAGTGGCGTTAAGTGTCCTGAGAACAATAAGAAAATTCCTCTCATCTCTAAAGCAGGGTCTGCTTGCGTTACTTGCGGACAATGCGTATATGAGAGAAATGATATTCTATTCTCTGCTAGTAAGAAGTGATTTGACTATCCCCTGCCAAAATGGTAAAATTGAACTGTCCGAAAGGAATATAATATGGAGTGGCTATTTATCATACTTATATCCATATTACTAATAAATGGTATGGGTCATAGGTAAAATGTCCGAATTGTCCTGTGGTGTATCTCACACCGCTAGGATTTGAGTTATAGCCCTAAAAATGCTATACTTGAACTATCAACAAACGAAAGGAAGCAAAAATGGGAAACTATCAAATCGGAGATAACTACACAACTCTAAAATCTGGAGTTACTGGCGTTATCAAGGAAATCCACCCACAAGCATCTGGCTCGGTGCGTGTTCTGCTTGATGTAAGCGGAAAAGAGCGTTGGACAACTTGGTCTGCTGAATAAGCAAATCAAATCTCACCTGAGTATGTGAAAGATAAACTGCTCACCCCTTTAACCCCTAACAGAAAGTGAACCCGAATATGTCAAGGTATCAAAAATCAAAACCCATCTCAGTAAAAATCGCAACAGCAAAAGTAATTAAAGCGTTAGAGGAAAAACTAACACAATTCAAGAAAGATTACTTAGCGCAAGAAGCACTAGAAAAAAAGTATAATAAAGAACACGAAGCGTACAAAAAAGAACTTATCGAGTACGCTCTTGCTAATGCTAAGTTAGCAACAAACTTTAGAACAAGTTATCGCAATTATGCCAAATGCTTAAACATTGACTTTGACATAACAGTTGATGAGTCAAAACTGCCAAAAGAACCTGAAAGAAATTATGTCATTATACACACAAGCGAATACAATGACACAGTAGCAGAAATTGAAAATGCTGTTCGTATTCTCAAAATGACAGACGAGGAAGTTGTTAGCACTAGCACTTACAATGCTATCGCTCGTTATCTGTAAATAGACGGGCAAGCAAACGCCCTGATACTACTAACAACCTGAGCAAGTTGAAAAACTGCTCACCCAACTAATTTAAGGAATAAAATGACAACTACAACCACAACGACTACATCAACAAATCCAGCGACAGTTACCACTACGGCAACTGCTACTCTTTTGCCTTGGAATGGATTTGCAATTTCGGGTTTTGTTCTTTCACTTACTATTTGGCCAATGGCTTTTATCTTTAGCCCAATAGCACTTAGCCAATTTAAAAGAAATGGTGAAAATTGGAACAGAGGTAAAGGTCTTGCCACTGCAGGATTAGTTATTGCAATAGTTTCAACAGTTTTTACTATTTTGTTTTGGGATTACATTCTTAGTGATTTGGAATATTAAATTTATCTCCCCAGGTAAATTACCTAAGCAAGTAAAAAAACTGCTTACCAAAAATTCACATGTCAATGTGATCTTGCTCACAATGTCCGATATGTACCATTTAAGATTGGCTATTGTCAGCCCTATCTGCTAAGATTAGAATATGACAACGAAAGGAACCCCTATGGAAAACCCCCTAATGGACAAGATCGCAGACGAAACAATGGAAGGTGTACACTCAAACGAAATCACGAGTGAAGCAAGTGCGTTAATGGCAAGTATTGGAGAAGGTGTAGACTTAGAAACAATTATGCGAGAGTTGTACAATTATTCTCTAAGTGTTGCCGCTATGACAGCAAGCAGAATTGTGCCGTTATTCCTTGATGAAAAAACTATTAACAATGAAATTGACAAAGCAATCAAACACAACGAAACACAGTTAATAAATGAAATTGAATTATTCCTACAATCGGAAGGACAGTAATATGCAAGCAACAGATACAGAGTTACGCATTGAAATCGAAAGACTGCAGGTATTGCTGAAAGATACTAAGAGGATATCAGACAGTAACTTTCAGTTATATGTAAAGTTGCAAGATAATGTCAGATCTTTCTTTAGAGAACACGTTGGCACTGGCGAGGACAATGTGTATGTCAGTCTTGATTCAATTAATTCTTTCTTAGCAGAGAATAGTATTGAAACAATCAAAAAAACTTTTGCTGTTTATTTTACTATCGACGGGTATGCAGAAGTCGAAGCAGAATCAGCAGAGGAAGCAAGCGATATGTGTAGCAACATTGAAGCGTCATCTTGGGATATAGAAATTTCAAGTTCCGAGTTAAGCATTGACGCTGTAACACCACTATAATTCCTATAGGGGAATAGACCTAGCCAAGTCTTAAAACTGGCTAATATTCACATGTGCGAGTGACTTACGTCACAATGTCTGATATGTACCATTTAAGAACTTTAAGAATAATCTCCTAGTCTTACGATTTGACTTTTGGTTCCCCATCCTGTAAAATTAGAATATCAACAAAACGAAAGGACAAAAATGGCTCATGAGTTAGAAAGCGATAAATCATTCGCTTCATTTAGACAACCTGCTTGGCACGGTTTAGGTACTGTGTTCAATGAGGAAGTTACTACAACAGAGATGTTGGAATTAGCGAATCTCCACAAGTGGGATGTTCGCCTAGAGGAAGTTGTTATGCCTACACCGCTAGTATGCGATAAGAATTATTTTTTCGTTACCCGAACGAATCCATTTATCGCAGGACAAAATGATGTGCTTGGCGTAGTTGGCGAACGCTATCACACTCTACAAAATGAGGATCTATTCTCATTCGCTGATGCAATGCTTGATGGTGGCCGTTGGGAAACTGCTGGATCAATCAAGGGTGGTCGTGTAGTATTTGGTTCTATTGCACTTAATCGCTCAATCGTGTTAGACCCTAATGGTGTAGCAGATAAAATCGATAACTATCTTTTGGTTCACACCTCACACGATGGTTCTGTATCTATTCAAGCAAGTGTTACACCTGTGCGTGTAGTATGCGCTAACACTCTCAATATGGCGTTGCGCTCTACTAAGCAATCGTTCAAGATTCGCCACACTCAAACTGCTAATGGTAAAGTTCAAGCAGCCCGTACTGCTCTTGGATTAGCCAATGCGTACCTTGATGATTTTTCTAAAATGGCTAACACCATGATCGAAAAAGAAATCAACGCTAAACAATTCAATGATGTTCTGCTTGCTGTCTATCCTAAGCCTAATGATGATTCCAAAAAGGCTATGACAATGTGGACAAACAAAATTGATGTTATCAATGATCTATATGTTGGCGACAACAATCATATGATCGCTGGTAATGCGTGGGGAGCATTTAACGCAATCACCGAACGCCTAGATTGGTATCGTGGCACTGGTGAATCTAAGTTAGCAGCAGCAAGTGGATTTGATTCTGCTATGAACGCAGAAAAGAATCGTATTCTTAAAACTGTTAATAGTGTGCTTCAAGTAGCATAACAAAATAATCCTGAGCAAGATTTAAAACTGCTCTTTGGTTCCGTAGCATAGTTGGTTAATGCGCTACCCTGTCACGGTAGAGATCGTGGGTTCAAGTCCCATCGGAATCGCAAATTCACATGTGGCGGATTTATCCTATCAAACCTCTATCTTATTTTATCTTTAAAACCTTATTAAGAAATGATTTGCTTTTTCCCAGATCTAGGAGTATAATTAATATATGAACCCAGACAGAGATCGACTAAGTTGGCCTATTACCGTACAAGAGTTAGTTAATGAAATATATGAGGATAATCTTTATCACTTTGAATTCCAGGAAAATATGGGCGGACCAGAGTGTGATTGCCACCTTCATACCACTATGGAAACTATCGTTAAATATTGGGGAGAATAATGTCTTGTGAATGCGGAAGTCATCTTCCAGATATGGGCATAAAAGCATTAAGAGAGTATGTTCGTCTTCACATAATCTCATTGGAGCAGGACCTGGACAATGAGGACGGTGCCGACAGTATTGTTCCTTACCTGGAAGGTGCTATTGAAGTCTCTAAGCATTATCTAGAAGTAATGGAAGGTTACGATGACTGATAAGTATCCCCTTATCCCGTCGCATTTAGTCAAGGCACTTGAAGATAAGACTATTCCATTAATTGATGTTCTGCACGGCCACCTCAAAACAGAAATGCTGGACTGCGAGGAAGCCATGAAAGATAATTCAAACCTATTTCTTCAGGGATATATGGAGGCCTTGACAAACCTATACTGTATGACGTATAATCTAAGTATAGAGCGAGCAGCACTTGACAAACAGCCATTAAGAACGGTATAATTAATATCCCAGGATTTGACAATCAACCCCAATAGGAGTAAAATAGTACTATGTACAAAGACGAATCCGGCTACGAAGTGTATGAGGAAATAGTTTGCGATAGGTGTCATAGTTTAGAAATGGAATGTGCTTGGTCTGATGTTTGTCAGAGATGTTGTCATTGTGAACCTAACTGTTGGTATTTTTTCAATGTTCCTCATGACGGCGAAGGCAAAAATTTTGACGACGATGAACCAAGTCTTACAAATTTGGAAACAATGGTTTCTAATGAGAGCCCTAAAGAACTAACTGGTTTACAACTTGCAGGACATATAACAGTAGATAGTGGTCAGATTATTGTTGGAGACCCTTGCTATTTAAAAGTATGGGACGGCAATGAGAATGAACCGTTTTCTATTGACGGTCAACAAGGACAGTATTCTTATTTAGGTTCTTGTGAAGCAACGCTATCAGAAGACGGATTTGGTACATTAAATCTAGGGTTTGCTGTTGCACTATCTTCTGGATATGGCGACGGAAACTATCCCGTATATGTAAAGAAAAATGATCACGGCAAAATTGCATTAGCAATTATTGACTTTACTAATGAATACCTAGTAGATGAGGAATCATGAACCAATATGAGATTGAATTAATACACGAGCCCAGCGGTGCTTATATGAATTTCATTCTATTCAGTGAACTAGAACAAGATGACATTGATGTGGCCGAAACAATTTGGGCGGATATGTCAGTAGTTGTTTTAGATTATAAAGAAGGGGATGAATAATGGGAGCACGTACTAACTTTCATTTCAAGACTAATGAGGATACTTTAACCTTATACAGTCATTGGGGTGGAGATTCAAGAAAGAAAGACTTGGCCCGTGCAATGTATGCTGCACTACCAAGAAAAGGAGATAAGCCATATGCATTGCGTATTATGGTTTCGCAATTGATTGGGACCTCTTGGGACGAGGAAACAGGTTATGGCCTATTTCTAAACGACCCTGCAGGAGCAGAGGAATCATACGGCTATCTTGAAATCAATCTAGACACCTGGACTGTAAACGATGATGGTAATGTTGTATCAATCGAACACTTCATCAGATACAATTCAGAACTGGTACCGCTGCCAAAAAAATATTTGACATCAGTGCCAGATCCTGCTATAATTTAATAGTCACACTCAACCCTAACCGAAAGGCAACAAAATGGCAAAAGCAACTAAAGCAAAGACCTACCCGTACCTAGAGTCTTGGGACACACGTTACGGCACCTCAGAGCGAGTCGTTCTTCGTAAGAATGGTAAGTTCGTCGACAACGTCTCCCTAACAGCACTTAAGCGTGGGCAACGGGTAGCCTCTCGCTAACATAAGGATAAGGAGAAGGGGTTCTCCCTTATCTACAGGGCACAGGTATCATCTAACTTGTGCCCTTCATCTTTTTCTGGTACAATTAAATAGACGGAGGCATAGTGAGTAGATTTATTAGCCAAGCACAAAGCAATGAAGAGAAGGTAGCCCTAAAAATGGGAAACCTTTTATCAGATTTTAGGCTAGACTTAGAAGCAGTAGGGTTTTATCTTAATCGAGTTAATCCATTTACAGTTTATCGCAGAATTGTAGAGGTAGTAGACTCAGCAGAATACCAAGCAGAACACCAAGAGGAGATCCATGATTAACCAATTAAACAATAAGATTGCGGTACTAGCAGATCTGTATTTAAACTATCGTGATGAAGAACAGTTTAAAGAGTTTGCAGACTATAATGACATTGGACTACCTATTGCACATCTGGTTCATTCAGGTTTGTGTACCATGAATAAATCGGGGGAGATATATGTTGAAGAAACCTACGACCTATTAATTTCTGCTATGAATCTAGACCCAGACGGAAACTATGAAACTATAGAAGATATGCTGCAGTTTATGGAAACAACAGAAGAATAAAGATAGCCCCCTTCGGGGGGCACCGCCACATGTAAATGTTTACCAAACCACCAAACCACCAAACTATAAAACCATCAAACCTTCTTTACGAAGAACCATTATATTTCCCCAAACCATCAAACCTTATGTTATAATATAATTATGAGTCCAAGACATTTTACGAAGGTTATGTATGGTCCTTATTACTTATCTGATAAGCATTACGATCCCTTGAAAAAACCCTCAAACCGTCAAACCTTTATATGTAAGGTTTTGAAGTATACTGGTATTGGTTATATAATTTCTTTCTTTAAGTCCCGTCGGGCAAACAAAAAATAATCCTATAACTTTCTTTACGAAGGGGCTAAATATTTCACGGGATATATCAAACCACCTATCATAAATACCCCTATATAAAACATTACGAAATATAAATCTTTTTCCCTGATTATCAAACCTTTATATAATTTTATTACGAAATACTTTAAAATATCCTGAAATTTGTTACCAAATTGTTATACATATTTGGCAACTTGACAAACCTTTATATCTGTGATATGGGGGATATGGGGTTTGGGATATAAGGTTTTATGGTTTGGGATATGATGGTTTGGGGTTTGAAGGTTTGGTAAAAGATATTATGATCTTATATTAAAATGTTCTATACTCCATTGTCCTCCACTTTGCTCCACTACAAAACCATATTTCCCCACTTAGTAAGATTTAATTGTGGATAAACCTGTGGATAACTATGCTATTTCCAACGGTATTGACTTGTGGATAACGATGTGATATCCTGAATATATGGCACACCAATGTAACTTTGAATTAGACCTCGATGGACAAATCACCTGCTCTATATGTGGGGCTATGGATGATGACATGAAGCCAGATATCTTTGAATCACAAATAGACTTTGAGTGATATTATAGACATATGAGATATAAGCAAATGGTCTTTAACTCTTTTCCACGATCAGGAAATGTTTACTCTTCAACAATATGTAGTGCATTTTTTGGTCGCACTATGATTTCAACTGCACATATGCCTGAAATCTTTTTTGTAAAAGAAATAGACAATGTTACATTATTTCGAAAGCCAGAAGATGTTATCTCTTCTGCAATTTATCAAAATAATCCATATGCAAACACGGTTGATCCTTTAATTATGCAATGGAATCAATGGGCTAAAGATGCAGCAGATGACTATAAGGTTTATATAAAATATGCAATAGAAAACGCAGATCTTATCTATATAGGCAACTTTGATGACTTAATCAATGATCCTATTAATCATTTTAAGAATATTGCAAAGAAATTTAACAGAACTTTATTTCCTGATTATGAAAAAAGGTTTATAGATGCCAAATCAAAATTAACAGGCACTATGTGGGAAGAGGAGTATCATGGTCATATGCCTAGAGAGAAATCAGACCAAAGAAAGCATATAGAACAAGTCGTTAACTCTTTGCCATTTATTCAAGAATTAAACCAAGAATACGAAGAGTTTATCCTTAAATATAAAACCATTGTATAGGTTTATGTTCTTATAGGGGTAATGGTGGTCTTTCTTGACTTCCCCCGAAAAATAGTATACTAACCAATAGTGCCCTTTTAGGGCATAGAAAGGTTTGTTACTTCTACTTCGCGCCGAACTTTAAAGATTTGACAATTTTCGTGCCGTAGCGTATACTTGAGATATGAAACTTATGATCAGCATTTTAACTGTAGCCTTACTCACAACCATGCTTGGCCTTGCCTGGCAGTTATATAAGGGGATTTAATGTTTATATATACTATGTTAGCATCACTGTTATTCTTCAGTACCCCGTCAATTTCTGACGATCCATACTACTCAGATGTTAATTACTGTGATATCTATTCCTACTGTGATAACCCAGATCTTGATACAAGCCTAGATGATGAGGTTATCTCAGATGAGCCTGATTGGGACTTAGAAGAGTTTCTAATTAGCATAGGCTGGTATGAGTAATGACCCACGATGAGTTGCTGGGAAACATTAACAGCCCACAGTTTCAGAATAGTAGAACTTTAGAGACTCCATACCTTGCCCTTCGTGCAGTAGTAGAGTTACACAAAGGACAGTCAGGTATGGTTTCAAACCTCATTGGGAAGGTCTGTCACCCTTGTAGAACAAACTATCCATGCAAAACCATCAAGGCTATTGAGAAAGAGTTAAGATGAACGGTATCCCATGCAAGTTTTGTAACGAACCTAATGCCACACAAGCAATCATTGATGGTATCTATTGCCTTAATTGTTATATAGGGATTACGAACGTTTCTTTAAATTCCCTGAAAAATTAGCCATATGCTATAATTGAAGTATGATTGCCTTCTACTCTGATATGGTCGCCAAGGTTTATGGTGAGAAATGCCATTACTGTGACCAAGAAGCCTTGTACAACGATATGGTTGGTTATAAACTTATCGGTGTATGTAAGACCCATTTAAACTATCACACAAGTTAGGACTTAGATCCAATTAGTGCAATCTGTGCTTTTGCTATAGCCAATGCTGATCCTGTAAGTGGAGAGTATTCCAATTTTTTGGCTGAAAGACTAGCGCATGAAGTGGCAGTATACTTAAAGAATCCTTTAATGATGTTTGCCTTATCACTTGCTTGCGTTGGTGCTAGGCCATAAGAGAACGAGGATATGTTGTAAGCCTTTTTATCCTTGTTGTTATAGTTTGGAACAATGATGCCATTTCCTTCAGGTTCAAAGTCACTCAGGAATGCAGATGCTGCCTCAGATGTAGGCTGCATAAATACACCAGCACCATTTTCAATAGATGCTTTAGCAAGATTTTGATTTGTAGCATAAGAAGATTCCATATAGCCTAATGCACCATTTGTACGTGCAACCTGAGATGCCATAAGATTAGTTCCAGCAACAGAACTAAAAGTTCCCATAGGTAGTTGGCTTTTTGGAAATACCTGTGTAAAAGATTTGTTTGGAGCCTTTATCCAGATTGATGGAGCAATAGCACTTAGGTATTCTGTTACTACTTGAGTTGTTCCTGAACTATCTGCACGATAGAAAACCATGATTTGAAGGTTTGGTAGTTTTGGCTTTACTTTCTTTATAGTATTATCTTTAACTATTTGAGGATCATTCCAGTTTGTTATGTCCCCTGCAAAAATTTTAGCCAAAGTTTGTTTCTTTAATTGAATCTTTCCTTTGTACCCATCAATTTTGTATGCAATTGCAATAGGTCCTGCTACTAGTGGAACGTATACAAACTCTTTTGTTTTATTAATTTGTGAAGCAGCCACATCACTTGCTGCAAAATCAACAGTGCCTTGCATAAACATATTAATCCCTGCACCTGAACCTAGTGGTGTGTATTCTATGTTATGTCCAGAGGCTTTTCCATATTGAACACGGCATTCATTGATAAAGTTAGCAATGAATGATGAACCAGAACCCGTAATTTGATCTGCATGGGCTGGTTGGGCGATGAGTAAAGATGCAGCGATTGCTGCTACGATAAATCTAGAAGTCTTCATAATTTAATAATATCAGGAGTATTTTGATTTAGGGTAAATAGAAAAAGAACATCTAATTAACAATAGATGTTTGTTGCTTTTATTTGGTTTATATGGTATTCTTGTAATATGTATTCTTCTAACCATGCTGCAGAAGTTTTGTTTCAAATACAAGATCTTCATAATAAATATGAAGTAAATACTGGTAGAAGTGCAATTCATGATTTAATTACCATGAAAATTATACAGCATGAAGCAGCAAATGAGTATGACACAAGTGTATATGAGATATGGGATAAGGAATACAATGAAGAAAAGTAATACTAAGGTTTCTCAACATAAACAAAAACGGGCAAATAAAAACAAACTGCGCCTTTCTGATAAACCACATTTATCAAAACAACAAAGACAAGAAGCAGCAGAGCGATATAAACTTACAAGTCAAATCATAAACAATAACGTTCTCTTGGCACAAAGAGAACTTGAATCTATTGAAAAGGAAAAAGCAAATGACTAATACTTCTAGTGAGGATCGAAAAGTTAGAGATAAATCTTATCATGAGATGAAACTATATGCTAATTCAAATAGATTGATGGGGTTTTGGGGTAATTTATGTGGCCTTTTTGCTGCCTTTTTTTCAAACCAAGCAGAAAAACACGGGGATTACTTTGAACATGATTAATAGTATAATTATGGTATAATAAATATCTGATTATTTATAATCACTATCAAAGGAAATCATGGCAGAAGAAAAAAGTTTAAGGCCTAGAGTTATAATTGACGTAAATAAGCATGGAATTAGGCGAGAACGAAACGTAGATTTTGTTAAAAAAAAGTTTAAAGATGAAGATGAATTAAATCCTAAACGTAAAAAGAAAAAGTAAGTGTTAATAACAGCCTTTCCTCGTTCTGGATCACATTTTTTACGTGAATCTATTATAGTAAATTATAATATAAAAGAAAATATAGACAAAACTCATACCCCTGATTGTGGTAAAAATGCAGTAACAATTATAAGAAATCCAAAAGAATGCATATCGTCTTTAATGTCTATGGACATTTTATTTCACAGGCCATTGTATTTACCAGAACAAGATTCAGATGCATTTTTTATTCAAAGAATAAACCAATTGTGTGGTGTTTATATAGATTCAATAAAATATTGGCACAAGCATATAAAAGAAATATATCCAATTAAATTTGATGATTTAATTTTAAACCCTGATATTGAAATTAAAAAACTGTTAGATTATTATAATATAAAACATGAATACAAAAAAAGTTTAATTTACATTAAAGATAATCATGATAGAAAATTTGTTGCATCATCTAAAAAAATAAAAGAATATGATAAAATTTATGAATTAGTAACTCCATTAGCAATAAATGCAGAATTAGCCTATAATTCTATGATCAAAGCAATTGATAACAAAGAACATCTTTCCTGATATAATTAAACTATGAGCGCTAGAGGTGTTATTGCTGATATGTTGTGGTTTGGATATGGATACTCTTTACCTGAATCACCTGGAAAAATTACAAGCCTCATATTACAAGAACTTGACAACAAGGGTCTACAAATAACAGAAAAAATATTAGATGATAATCCTAAAGGAATGCATGGAAGAGAAAGCAATTATAATAGAGAAGGGTTAGACCAATGAAACAATTAATGCATTTTACTGCAAAATGGTGCACACCATGCAAGGCAATGGAGCCTGTTATTGAAGATTTTAGACGTAGACATCCAGATGTTATTTATACTAAGGTAGATATCGATGATGATATGCAAACTGCAGTTGATTTTGCTGTAATGGGTGTACCAACATTTGTATCAATCATTGATGAAAACTTATTTGAAAGAAAAAGTGGTAGGGCTACTATATTTCAATTAGAGGCATTGTTTAATGTTTTGTAAATCTAAAAGCAGAACCATCCCACAAAGATTTTCCAAATGCAGGGTCTGTTTCATTTTCTAAACTAAATGCACTTCCTTGCCAAATTTTTTCTTTTCTATTTTTTTCACGATTAACTATACCACGACTCCAACTAAATCCAGCGTCTCCACCCCATGCATCCCACATAATTCTTCCATTAGATGGAAAATCTGGACCAGAATAAAACCCTTTACCTTTTTTGTCTACTTCATGACGGGAAAAGAAAGAATACATTCTTTTAACGGTGTCAAGTGACATTGGTGAACCATTAACAATATCTGTTGCTCTGCCCCAACCAACTGGAGTTCCTGCGCCTGTGGCTTTTCCATCTTCTTTCCATTTAAGTGCACGTCTTGCTGCAGCCTTCATTCCAGAAGTTGGGCTATATGTGTCAGCCATTACTTATTAAAACCTCTTGTGTCAAACATACTTCCATCCCAAACTGATTTTGCTGCAACTGAGTTTGATTTGTATGTTCCACCACGACGCTTGTATTCTTGAACTACCCAAGAATTTGCAACGGCTGATGGGTATACATCAAATTTATCTTTTGCTGCCTGTACAACTCTAGCATAAAGTTTTGGATTTGATGGAGTAGATCCACCACTTCTTGGTTTAATAAAATCAGCATAGTCTGGTTTCTTTGCCTTATCAATTGATTCGTAATCTTCTTCCATATTAGAGTTCTCTATTTCAGTATCTTTCATATCAACAACTGTAGCATCTTTATACATCATGCCAATGCTGTATGCTGTTGGTTCCCACATACCGTTTTCTTTTTCATAAATTCTAACAGACATTGCTGGATTTTCTGGTGGCATAGATTCTAAAGCATACTCTGATCCAGGTGTGCCTAATGTTCCGCCTTCATTCATGATGTGTTCTACAACTCCATGCATTACGCCTTCAGTTGTTTGCCCCATCACAAAACTTCCTTCGTATATCATGCTTTTAGTATAGCATATATTCTGCTATAATTGTAAAACTAACGATTGGATTTCATGGCTCATATTGTATTTTTAGGTAACTTTGAAGTGTCATATAGTAGTGAGAATCATCATGCTAAATCTTTAGAGTCTCTTGGCCATACCGTTTGCAAATTGCAGGAAAGAACAATTAAGGATAGT